TACACACACATAAGTGAATAGCTAGCAATCGAGGCGGCGGCATACTGGTCAAAAGCGCGGATAAAGCATAATACTAGTTAGTACCGGTCCGCGACTGGTGCCTCGAAAAGGGAGTGATAAGGTAAGTAAAGCGAATAAATAACAGGTTACCGAGTCCAAATGCTTTAAACGGCGGTTCGATTCCGCCCACTTCCACTAACAGAGAGATGGCAGATATGCAGAGATATACTTGTCCAAACAAACACGGCGGATTTACGTAAGCGAAGTACTTCGTGGGCACATCTCTCTTAATATAATACCGGCTTAACAGTAAATCGACGTCTCGGCTTCCTTGAGGTATCAGTTGTACAAAGCCAGTTGTAGTGACAGCCGGTAACTTATTTGCGGTATAGAGCAGTGGTCAGCTCGCATGGCTCATAACCATGAGGTCGTTGGTTCGAATCCTTCTACCGCAACAAAACAAATACGAATGCTAAACGATTATATAAATGTAATTAAATAAATAATAAATATGAGTAAAATTAAAACCGTCTACGACAAACTATTGCCCGACGTTAAAACAAGTTTAAAAGCTAGTGCTAGAAAATACAATAGCGCTAAAAGACTAAAGTATATGCTTATGTCAAAAATGATGTGGTCGGAGCTAAGTGTCTATGAAGTTAGAGATATATTAACCTACGGTGACTTAAACAGTTGGGAACTAGATTGCTACAGCTTTATGTACGGTGAAAAAATAATTGATAAATCATGAAGTATATAACAGACGAATTAATAGAATCAGAAATGATTAAAAGAGGTTTACCAACCGATGGTGATAAGCTACAAGATGAAGAGTTTGTACAAGCGGCGGTATTAAAATACTACGACGTTGCTATACACGACGACTACACTAGCAATGCAGATTATTACTGCTACCCAGAAACTACAGCAGATGGCTATGAAGTATACGTTGCTACGTATGACGACAGAAGTATATGTGTAGGCGAACATGTACATTACTATGATAATAATCTATCTACAGAACTAGAAGATGCGATCAGAGGCGGTGGATGCGAAGAAATATATGTAGCATCTGACTTTATAGATGAGTACTGGTACTCAGATATGTTCAGCGAGATATACCAGAGTATTTGTGAAGTAACAGAACAAGAAATTAAAGATATACTAATAGATGAAGGATACGTTGAAGAACCAGTCTAAACCAAAGTGGTTTAAAGGCGCCTGGTACAGCTCGCCAGAAGAGGTAACAAATCCATTTAGTGGTGAAAGTTGCCTATTAACCGGAGCAGAAGCTAGTATGTATGACTTTATAATGGGTGCTACGTATACTATAGAAGTAATGTTTGACAACAACTCAAATATAGAAGATCCATACATAACTAAACTTAGAAAAGAATTAATCAAAGGCATGGACTGGTTTAGATCAGAAAACCCTAAAGCTTATATGAAATTATTAGATTAATATGTCAACAAGAAACGTAACAATGGTAGTACCAAGGTCGACTGCGGAAGACAATGACCTAGGCTTTGCTTGTAACCCAAGTGTAGTCAGTGACGATAGCTATGTAAACATGTATTTACATCACGATGGTTACCCTGAATATAGAGCTGTAGAGCTTGCTAATTGGGTTAAGCACATGCAAGAAGATCAAGGTTTTACAAACTTCGGTGATGGATCAAGAATAGCATCACACTTAGTAAAAGACTTTCATTACAATAGCCAATACTTATATCCTTCTCATGACAGAATAGATCATCATTATACTTATATTATATGGACAGGTAAACCTGACGTATTTATAACTTGTTGGAATCAATATACTAATGAGTGTGTATTTGTAAACAAAGTAGATGATGTGATCAAAAAATGGTCTAGAGATGAATATGAATATACTAACTATAACAAATTAAATACGAATGAAGTACGATAATATAGATGACGATATGTTAGATACAATTGCAGACTTAGTACTAGATAAACTTCTTTACAGAATGAAGAACGAGGTTCACGCTATGTCTCCTATGTCTATTAACGAAATAATAAAAGGTCAAATACCTTTCAAAGAAACAGACGAAGAGTTTCTTATATCTGAGTTAGCTAGGCTAATGACACTATTAAATTTGTACGAAGACAAAGAGCAGTACAGAAAAGCTGCAATAATAAAAAACAAACTAAAAATAATACAAAACAAGTTAGACAAATTATGAAAAAACCAATGTTAGCCCACAAGTTCGATGAAAAACGTTGTGACTTTAACCAACCAACCTATATACAACCAAAGCTTGACGGCGTGCGTTGTAATATATACCTAAACGATAATAAAGATATTGTATGCTTTTCACGTACAGGTAAACAGTTTATGAATCTAAGACACATAGAAATGTCTCTACGATCGTTCTTCAAGTCACAACCAGATGTTGTACTCGACGGCGAATTATATAATCATAAACTAAAACACGACTTCGAAAAAATTATATCATTAGTAAGAAAACAAAAACCTACTGATGAAGACAGAATTAATGCTCAGCACCTTATACAGTTTCATTGCTACGACTACTTCTCACAAGACAGTCATTATGAAACATACAAACACAGAATGCATCAACTAGTTGCATCTGATATATACAGTGCTTGTGTCAAATACGTTCCAGCTAAGTTAGTTGACAGCTACGGTTACGCTAGAACATTACATCAAGAATACCTAGATCAAGGTTACGAAGGTTCAATCATCAGGCTTGACGGCTTATACAAGCACGGCAGATCTTATGATCTTATGAAGTTCAAAGACTTCAGCGACACCGAAGCAACTATCATAGGTTATGAAACAGGTAAAGGTAAGCGCGAAGGTACTATCGGCAAATTCTTAATGCAAGATGATGACGGTAATAAGTTCGGTTGTCCTCCGGGCAAAGGCTACAACTACAAAGACCTAGCTGATATACTCGATAACATTGGTGACTATATCGGTAAACGTGCTACCTTTACTTACTTTCAACGTACAAATGCAGGTTCGTACAGACACCCGTTATTCAAAGCAATCAGAAACTATGAGTAAACTAATATGGCAATTATACAACGACAACTTAATATCAGAAGAGGTAGCAAACCTCTTATTAGACAAACATTATAATAGATTAGATAACAAACGATATAGATGAATATATTTTATTTAGATAAAGATCCAGTAAAAGCCGCACAGCTACAATACAATAAGCATGTGGTTAAAATGATCTTAGAATCAGCTCAGATGCTTTGTACGGCTCATCATTGTCATGGTCTTGACTATGAAACTGAATGGGTACCTTATAAAAAAGCTCATGTTAATCACCCATCAACAAGGTGGGCTAGACAAAGTGCTAGTAATTATTTGTGGTTATATTATCACATGCTGGCGTTAGGTGAAGAATATACTAAACGCTATGGTAAAACACATTTATCAATTACTAAATGTAAAGAACCATTAGCTAAATATCCTGACGGTATACTACATACGGGTTTTTCAGAACCTCCACAGTGTATGCCTGATGAATACAAGCGTGAAAGTGCTATACACGCGTATTGGCTGTACTACGTACACGAAAAGAAAAACATAGCACATAACAAAGAAACATTATATGATACTAAATACATTGAAGATGTTGTTGGTTACAGCGACAATCTACCATGCTACTCCTGAACAAACGGATAGTACTCCACATATAACAGCTAGTGGTAAACATATTAATATGGAAGATCCACAATCACATAGGTGGATAGCTGTAAGCAGGGATTTAGAAGCTGAAGGTTATACTTTTGGCGTAAAAGTAATAGTAACAGGTGCGGGTGATCTCGATGGAGTATGGACCGTACAAGACAGAATGAATAAAAGATGGACCTCACGTATAGATTTTTTAGTTTCTAAAAAATTAAAAGGTGGTAAATGGGAAAATGTGACAATAGAGATTAAGAGATAAATAGTAATAGGCAAATGTCATACGAAAGAAATATAAAATGGTTAAATGATAGACGCATCGTATATAGGAGAGATCCTGATACTGATACACCTACTATTGAGACCAAACAGTATAAATACTACGCTAATGGTACATATCAATGTTATCACTTATTTAATAGTAAGGCTAAGATAACTACGTATAAATCATTAAAGTGGCATATGCTAGTTTTGTATTATCTTAATGAAGATATACCGCATGGTAATCCATTATTAATGGAACACATGTTTAGATTTATAGCTGATAAAGAAAATGGTTTTGTTACATTTTTTATTAAAAGTAAAATATTAGATGAGATGATAGAAAACGTCATGACAATAGGTGGTGAACCACCAGCTAATAAAATGCGTAAAGTAGTATTTAATATGTACTCAGGTTTAGACTTGAGTCAAAAACTAAGTATTGTAGGAAAATTAATAGGTAGATCATCACGTGTTGATGAAGAATCTATATACCAATGCATGCTAGACTTAAACCATGACACTAAAAAGATAACATGGAATAGAGTAGCTGGACTGCTTGATTGTTCTACAAGAACTATTTACAGAAATTTAAATAAACAATTAAAAAAAGAAAAAATGATATTAAATGAAGAAGTATAACGTAGTAAATTATGTTAGGTGGAAAAATGACGTCGTTGAGTCGATCAGAGCAATTCCACAAGAGCTTAGAGAACAAGCAGAAAATAACATATTTACCAATTTAAGCAGAGAACAAACGATAACTATGTTTCTACCATTAGTAGAAAATATATCGAGAAAGTTTTCAACAACTCAACAAGCTTCCGGTGTTATGACTATAATGGATTTAATACAAGAAGGTAGTTCTGGTTTAACAAAAGCAGTAGATAGGTTAGATTTAAATTTATTAAAAGAATCTCCTGATCAAGAAAAAACTATAAAATCTTTTTTATCAAAAAGAATAAGAGGTCAAATAAGAAGAGCTATAGATATTAATCGTGGTGACATGAGAATACCTGAGCATAAACTTAACGAAATAAGACGTAACTTTGGTAAAGATAAAAAGATGGTTGCAATGTTTTTTAATTCTATATTTTTAAGTATAGATGACAAACCAGCTGATAACGAAGATATGGTTTATCAAATACCAGATAAGTCAGAACCTTATAATATGAACATGCTAAATATATATCTTGATAGTATATTAAAAAAATATTTAACAGAAAAAGAATATCAAGTATTAACGCTAAGCTATGGATTACATAGCGATAAACACTCAGCAAAAGAAATTGCAAAACTATTAAAAATTGAAGGCAGTTCATCTTATGTAAGAGTTTCACAGCTTAAAAAACAAGCTGTAGATAAATTAATAGATAATGTAGATCACTCGCAAGTGCTTGATTATCTGTAGTTTATAGAGCGGATATAGTTTAACAAACACCCGCTAATGTGTAATTATATATATAGACTAAAATTAAATCAAATATGACTATTAACGAAAAACTGGCTACTGTCCAGACTAAATTTAAATCGAAAAAAAGTAGATTTAACTCCTTCGGTAAATATAATTTCCGATCAGCCGAAGACATTCTCGAAGCAACCAAACCTTTCCTATTAGAGTTAGGTATCACGGTTACAATTAACGAACAACTTAACAACGCATACGAAATGCCTGTACTAGAATCTACCGCTACAATTAGTGATGGTAAAGATGCTATACACGCAACAGCTATAGTCGGTGTAGACTTAAACCAAAAAGGTATGAATGTACCTCAGCAGTTTGGCTCAGCATCTTCTTATGCCAAGAAATATGCACTTGGTAATTTATTCTTAATTGATGACACTGCTGACAGTGACGCAACAAATGATCATGGAAAAAAAGCAACAGGTAAATTCGTACCTAAAAAACCAACTTTAACCTCTAAAACAGATCCAGCTTATCAAAAAGCTATAGATTATGTAAAAGCAGGTGGTAAAGTAGAAACTATTAAAAATAAATATGCTCTCGATGAATTAATTGAGAAAGAATTATTAACACTATAGTATGAACAAAAAAGAGATCCTGAAAAAGTTAGAAAATGATGAACATTATTATGGCGACTTTGGAAGGCAATACTTGAGCAACTCAGATATAGGTACTTTGCTTAATAACCCACTAGCGTTTAAAAAGCCAAGTAAACCTAGCTCTGCATTTCTTGTAGGTGGTTACTTTCACACATGTATACTTGAGCCAGACAAGCTTAAAAAGTATAAGATTGTAGAATCATCAAGTAGAAATACTAAGATGTATAAAGAAATGTCAGGTGGCGAGTTGTGTTTATTACAACATGAGGTTGATGGCATAGAGTTAATGACAGATAAAATGCTAAACAATGAGGTTTGTAGAGACTTAATAAGAGGTACTGATAACAAAGTAAAAATTGATTACGAAGTACCAGGTGTAGGTAAAGTAAATGATTATGTTTGGAAAGGTAAAGCTGATATAGTAAATCATGCAGAAAAACTAGTGGTTGATTTAAAAACCACAGCTGATATACAAAAATTTAAATGGTCAGCTTCTAAATACAATTACGATTCACAAGCTTACATATACAGAAAGTTATTTGGCTATGACATGATATTTATAGTAATAGACAAAACAACACATCAAATAGGGATATTTGATTGCTCACCTGAGTTTTATGCTTCAGGTAAAGACAAGGTTGATAGAGCAGAAAAAGCTTATGAGCTGTTCTACCAATCCGAGGGTTTCGATCCTAAACAATATTTCATAAGCAAAACACTTTAATATAATAATTATGGCAAGAAGAACTAAAAAAACGCAGACTAGAGTTTGTTCAGTAACAGGTATGGAAACTAGTGTAGACAATTTTTACACGAACCAAACACATGTTAAAGCAGTAGATAATCTACGAAGAACCACTGGTGCTACTAAGGATCAGATGGCGAGAATGTTTAATCAAATTAACCAATACGCATAATATGGCAAGTATAATAGCAACAAGTATAAACCTTAACGCTATACCTAAGGATAAAATTATCATAGGTAAGAAAGGTAAATACTTACCGATAACTATCACGTTAAACGATGAGTTAGATCAGTTTGGCAATCAAGGTCCTGTGTCTGTTCAACAGTCAAAAGAGGAAAGAGATGCTAAAACTGCTAAGACTTACTTAGGTAATGTAAAGGTAGTATGGACGAACGGCGATAACGTCGCGGTTGCACCAAGAGATGATCAACCACAACAAGCTCCAGCTCCGTCTGCAGCCGTTGCAGATGATCTACCATTTTAATGGAATGTGAAATATGTGGACAAGGTATGACGCAGGACGAGTATTTGTTCTGCGACATATGTCCAGATTGTAGAGACGAAGAAGAATTTTAATTAAATTAAATGCAAGTAGAAGAAATAGAGATCAATGGGTTTAAGATTGACGAGTTCAATCAACACAAGCTAGAAGTTGGGAAGACACAGGGTATTTGCCCTACCTGCTCACACACTAGAAAGCCTAAAAACAAAAAGCTTAAATGTGCTTCTTATGATTGGGAACGTGGTCTCGGTACTTGTCACAACTGTGATTCAACTTTTCAACTACACACGTATCAACGTAAAGGTACTAGCGATCGTGAATACGTTCGCCCCGTAGCTCAAGAGCTTACGGTACCAAGTAGTAAAGTTGTTGATTGGTTTAAGTCTCGAGGTATATCTCAGAAGACTCTCATTGACTTAGATGTCAGCGAGGGTCCTGAGTTTATGCCACAGACAGGTAAGACTGAGAATACAATAAAATTTAACTATTACATAGGTAATCAACTTATCAATGTAAAATATAGAGATGGACGTAAAAACTTTAAACTATACAAAGGAGCTGAAAAAGTATTTTACAATATTAACAGTATTGTAGGTCACAACAGTTGTGTTATAGTTGAAGGCGAAATGGACGTTCTAGCTCTACACGAGGCAGGTGTGCCTAACGTAATATCAGTACCAAACGGTGCAACGTTAAACCACAATAATTTAGATTATCTTGATAACTGTATAGATTATTTTGATGACAAAGAAAAGATAATACTAGCGGTTGATGCTGATGAACCTGGCCAAATGCTTAAACAAGAGTTTATACGTAGGCTAGGTGCTGAAAATTGTTTTATAGTAGATTTTGTAGACTGCAAAGATTCTAACGAATATTTACTAAAACACGGAGTAGATGCTTTACGTTCTGCTATACACACAGCTCAACCAGTACCTTTAGAAAATGTAACGACACTAAAAAATATAGAAAATGAACTTAAAGATTTTGTTAAAAATGGTTTCAAACCTGGCTTCCAAGTTGGGCTGTCTAATTTTGACGATGTTTTTAGTACTTATACTGGGCAGTTCATCACTGTTACTGGGATACCTAGTAGCGGAAAGTCTGACTTCGTTGATCAGATGGTAGTTGGTTATAATAAACAGTATGGTTGGAAGACAGCTTTTGCTAGTCCTGAAAACGCACCTATTTATTTACACGCCCATAAGCTTATGCGTAAGACTTGGGGTGATATGCCTGCACCTGGTGATATAGGTAATAGCAAATGGAAAGAAGTTTCAGATCATGTAAATGATAACTATTATTTTATAGATATGGACAAGTATAGCTTAGAATCAGTATTACGTAAAGGTGCTGAGCTAGTTAAACGTAAAGGTATTAAATGTTTAGTTATTGATCCGTTTAATAAGGTTAGAGATACAAATGCAGTTTCAGATGATGTGAACAGATATACTATGGACTATCTAGCAAAGATAGAAGCCTTTTGTAAAAAGTATGATGTTTTAACGTTTATAGTAGCACATCCAACTAAAATGTATAAAGGCCAAGATGGTAAAATAGAAGAACCTACAATGTACAACATAAAAGGTGGTGGTGAATGGTATGATGCTAGTTATCACGGTTTGTTAGTACATAGAGATTATGAAGCTAAAAATACTAAAGTAAAAGTATTAAAATGTAAGTTTCAAAATCTAGGTGAAAATGGCGCTGAATCGTTTTTTACATGGGAACACAGGTCTGGTTCATTTATACCACAGTTAAATGCTGTAGATGAAACTGAGCCAATGCCTTGGGAAGCATGAGAAAGAAAAAACAACAACAACCCACGTACTCATATGATAGCTACGAATTCAAATGCTATCATTGGTGTATAAACAATGGAATATACATATCTCCATTTTGTAAAGAAAACTTTATGAGTTGGTATGTAGATATACAGATAAATGGTAAGGTCAACAGATCACCTAAATACTATGATTCCAGAGAACTGTGGGAAGTTATATTTAACTATTATAAATATTATTACGAAAAATATGCGAACAAAATTTGAAACAGCTAATGAAGCATTTAACTGTGTAATGCATGAGCTTATAACAACAGGTATAGACTTTGATAATACTAAAGCTTTATTTAATGTAGGTTTTACAATAGAAAAACCATTAGATAATCATATTAAAAATAAGTTTAGAAAATGGTCTCATGAATATGCAGAAGCTGAATGGCAATGGTACTTATCAGGTGATCCTAATATAGACAAACTAGGTGAATTATACGGTAAGGTTCCACCTATATGGGAAAAGATGGCTAATAGTGATAGAGAAGTAAATAGTAATTACGGTTATCAATGGCAACGTAATAATCAAATAGATTATGTAGTGGCAAAACTAAGAGATAATCCTAATACTAGACACGCGGCTATTAGTATATATGATTGCAAAGAGTTCGATAAGTATCGTAAAGATACGCCTTGTACCTATGCAATACAATTTACAATAATAGACAATAAGCTAAACATGTCTGTTTATATGCGTTCTAATGACATCTGGTACGGTTTCTGTAACGATCAATATCAATTTTCATCATTACAAAAAATGATTGCAGAGAGACTGTCTATTGACGTCGGATGGTATTACCATCACGCACATAACATGCATATATATAACGATAAATTATGACATATTATTTATATCATATACCGGGTAAAAAAATCGGCGTTACCTGTGATCTTAATAACCGGGTCACAGTTCAACAAGGATATTCACCTGATGAGTATGAAATATTAGAAAGCTCAGAAGATATAGATTATATATCTTGTTTAGAGCTTGAGAGACAAAAAGAGTATGGGTACAGAGTAGATCTAGTACCTTATAGAAACCTTAAACCAAATAAAAATATGAAGATAAACGTGACCGAACAAACCACAACTTTTCCTTGTCCAGTCAATAAACTTAAAGGACAACTAATGGATAACATTGGTATGGCATGGGAAACAGAACACGGAGATTTTAAACTAACATTAGATCTAATTACTTGGATCATGCAAAACGTTAAAACCTCTATGTTTAACAATGACAGAAGCTACGTATATAATAAAGCTATGTCAAACTTTCAAAAAAACCCTATTGAATATGAACACGCTGTTGTTCATGAAATGTTACACAATGAATCAGCCACTAGCAAATCAAGTATATTTGATAAAATTAGAAAATGGGCATTAATAAGAGGATTGTATCAACAGGGTAATTCACACACACAATATGTTAAACTACAAGAAGAAGCTGGAGAACTTGCAAAGGCTTTGTTAAAGAAGGATAAGCCAGAAGTTATAGATGCTATTGGTGATATGGTTGTTGTACTCACAAATCTAGCACATTTAGAAGGTGTTAAAATTGAAAGGTGTATAGCAACAGCGTACGACGTGATAAACAAGAGAACGGGCAAGATGATTAACGGAACATTTGTGAAAGATGAGGATTAAAACAGAAGATAAAATAGTTCAACAAGTCTTAAAAAAGATGGACGAACGTAGTTTAATAGGCCAAAAGAAATATGGCGCTACAATGATGCAAGAGATTGAGGGTGAAGAAAAAGATCTTAATAGATTTCTTATTGATGTACAAGAAGAATTAATGGATGCAATACTTTACATACAAGCAGCCAGAAGATGTTTAAACGATGAAGTAGAAGAAGTAGCCTATAAAAGATTCACAGCAGATGTAACTAATATAGACGTCAATGAAAAAGAAGTTTTATAAAAGAAAAAGAGGTCCTGTACAGTCAAAGAAAATAACTTACGACGGTATTACTTTTGCGTCAGGACTAGAACGTTATATGTACATGGCTTTAAAAAAAGCGAACATTAAAGCTCTTTACGAAGGACAAACATTTGAACTAGTAGAGGGTTTTGATTTCCCTTTTGAAGCATACGAAAGATGTGGCAATGGTAAAGGTGAATATAAAAATAGAGGTAATAAAAAGATTTTAAATATAAAATACACACCTGATTTTATAGGTAAAGGTTTTATAATTGAAACAAAGGGTAGAGCTAATGAGTCTTTTCCAATGAGATGGAAATTATTTAAAAGGCTGATAGCAAATGATAGAGTAGGACCTTTCACTTTGTATAAACCTCAAAACCAAAAAGAATGTGATATGACCGTAGAACTAATAAAAAAAATAGATGGAAGAAAATAATTGGGAATTAAGCTTTGGCTTATTTAATGGAATATTATTTGGATACAGACAGTACCCAGATGGTAATAAGATAGATCACGTAATTTACGTGGGCATATTTGATATTTGTTTAACTTTACATTATTAACATGGGATTATTCGACAAACGTATTGCATATAAACCATTTGACTACCCTGAGTACTATACTGAGGGTTGGTTAAAACAAGCTCAAGCATTTTGGTTACATACTGAAATACCTATGAGTGGAGATGTTAAGGACTGGAACGAGTCTTTAACAGCAAAAGAGAAACACCTAGTAGGAAACATCTTACTAGGTTTTGCTCAGACTGAATGTGCAGTAAGTGATTACTGGACTCAGAAAGTAGTATCGTGGTTTCCAAAGCACGAGATACAACAAATGGCTATGATGTTTGGCTCACAGGAAACTGTACATGCTGTAGCATATAGTTATTTAAACGAAACATTAAAACTAGAAGATTATGAAGCGTTTCTTCATGAACCAGCTACGGCTGAGCGTTTTGATAACCTCGTTGCATATGATGGCGACGATAAAAGAGGTATCGCAAAGTCATTGGCTGTTTTCTCTGCTTTCGCAGAAGGAGTTTCTTTATACTCTGCTTTTGCCGTTTTGTATAGCTTTCAGCTACGTAATTTACTTAAAGGTATTGGCCAACAAATGAAATGGTCAGTTAGAGATGAATCTTTACACAGCCGTATGGGTTGTCAATTATTTAAACACATGTGTGAAGAAGATAAAGATTTATTAGAAGACTGTAGAGAAGATATTGTAGATGCAGCTAAGATAATGGTTGAATTAGAAGAAAAGTATATAGAAAAGATGTTTGAAATGGGTGATATAGATGGTATAAAGTCTTATGACCTAAAACAATTTATAAGAAAAAGAACTAATGAAAAATTACAAGAACTTGGTTACGTGGATCTCGGATCGTACTTCTCATATGACGAAAAAGCAGCGGGTAATTTGGATTGGTTCTATCATCTTACTGGGGGTCATACCCACACTGATTTTTTCGCGATTAGGTCAACTGACTATAGTAAGGCAAATGAAGGAGAAGATTTTGAAGATGTATGGTAAGTTATAAATTTAAAAAGTTTCTTGTCGAAAGAAAAAGACAATTAACAGTATTAGAAAGAATGGCAACCCGTATTGGATATATGGGTGCCGGTTTTCTAGTAGCCGCACAATGGACATTAGAACCTTGGTTATATATAATAGGTTTTATTTGTGTCATGATACAGACGGGATCAAGAAAACAATGGAATTTAGTAGCATTAAACCTTAATGGTTTATTTGCTTGGATAAAACACTTAATAACATAATATGTGGAGCAATAGATGGAAAAAGGGTATAGATTACCCAAGTTGGGCAGAGTCCGACGTATATAAAAAAACAATACAAGGAGGATATTTATTAGAAGATGAAACACCAAGACAAGCGTACAGAAGAGTTGCTAAAACAGTTGCGAATAGATTACAGAAAAAAGAAATGGAGGACATCTTTTTTGATTACATCTGGAAAGGTTGGCTTTGTCTTGCTAGTCCTGTGCTTAGTAACACTGGTACTGATAAAGGTTTTCCAATAAGCTGTTTTGGTATTGATGTTGCAGATAGCATAATCGATATAGGCCAAAAGAATTTAGAAATGATGTTACTAGCCAAACACGGTGGAGGTGTTGGTATAGGTATAAATCAAATTAGACCTGCAGGTGCTAATATAACAGGCAATGGCACATCAGATGGTGTTGTGCCTTTCTGTAAAATATATGACTCTACAATACTAGCAACAAACCAAGGATCAGTTAGAAGAGGTGCTGCCTCTGTTAATATAAATATTGAACATGCTGATTTTGAAGACTGGTTAGAAATAAGAGAACCTAAAGGAGATGTAAATAGACAATCACTTAACCTACATCAATGCGCTGTAGTTGGTGATAAGTTTATGAGAAAGCTTAGAGATGGAGATAAAGTTTCTAGACGTAAATGGGGTAAACTATTACAGAAGCGTAAAGCTACAGGAGAACCTTATATAATGTTTAAAGGTAACGTTAATAAGAATAATCCTTCTGCCTATAAAGATAATGCTTTAAAAGTACACATGACTAATATATGTAGTGAAATTACATTACATACAGATGAAAACCATAGTTTTATTTGTTGTTTATCTAGTTTAAATCTAGCTAAATATCATGAGTGGAAAAACAGTAATTTAATATACGATAGTATATGGTTTTTGGATGGTGTATTAGAAGAGTTTATACAAAAAGCAAAAAACAGAAGAGGATTTGAAAACTCAGTAAGATCTGCTGAAAAAGGTAGAGCACTAGGTTTAGGTGTAGTTGGATGGCATACTTACTTACAACAAAAAGGATTACCTTTTGAAGGTTTATTATCACAATATGAAACAAGAAGAATTTTTAGCCAAATTAAAATTGAATCAGAAAGAGCTAGTATGGCTTTGGCCGAGGCGTTTAATGAACCGCTATGGTGCGTTGGCACAGGATTTAGGAACACTCATCTTAGAGCTATTGCTCCTACTGTTAGTAACAGTAAGTTATCTGGGAATATTAGTCCTGGAATCGAGCCTTGGGCTGCTAATGTTTTTACAGACCAGTCTGCGAAAGGCACTTTCATACGTAAAAATCCAACTCTTGAAAAAGTATTAGAAGAAAACAATTTAAACAATAAAAAAATATGGGACCAAATCTTAAAGGACGGGGGCTCGGTGCAGGGCGTAAAAGCATTAGAGAAAATTACATTGGGCGATCACGATATACCGCTCAAAGAAGTCTTCAAAACTTTCAAAGAAATCAATCAATTAGAACTAATTAATCAAGCAGGTATTAGACAACAGTATGTTGATCAAGCTGTTAGCTTAAATTTAGCATTTCCTTCAGAAGCAGAACCTAAGTTTATAAACAAGGTTCATTTAGATGCATGGAAAAAAGGTGTTAAAACTTTATATTACATGAGAACTGAATCAGTTCTTAGAGGTGATATAGCTAAACAAGCGATAGACCCTAACTGTTTAAGCTGCGACGGATAAAATATGAAAAAAGAAATAACATTAAAAGAAATACTAGATCCAATACCAATAAACTTATTTTTTAAAGAGTACTGGGGTAAAAAACATTTAGTTATTAGAAGAAATAAATTTAAAGATTTGTTTCACTGGGGTCATTTAACTAAGTACATAAACAGATACCCTAACGTACCTCATCTTCAGGTTCTTGATTATAACGATAAAGATGAAAGATGGTGTTTTGATAAAGTTAAAAGAAAAAAATCAAATCAACCTATGTTTACCAAAGCAGGTATACATAATTTTTGGAAAAAAGGTAAATCATTTGTAATACCATTTGCTGAGTACGAAAGCAAACAATTGTTAGATGTTGTTTTTGAGTTTGAAAGGTACTTTAAAAGAGGTCAAGTTAATGTATATGTTTCACCTAAAGCTGGATCTAAAAGCTTTCCTGCTCACGGTGATGCTACTGATAATTTTTTGTTTCACCAAAGCGGTAAAGTTAAATGGACGATATATAAAGAGTTTATACCTAACAAGCCTAAAGAAATATTAGAAGAGTTTATATTAGACGAAGGTGATATGCTTTACATACCTCAATATCAGTTTCACAAGGTAGAAACTATAGGACCTAGAATATTATGTAGTGTTCATTTTACTAATAAAGATGATCAAAGTTTAAAAAAGTTTAAGATAACAAACAGAGCTGATAACAAGAGGCACGAATGGATTGATCTACACGATGTGTTAGAAAAACCAAAAAAACAAGTAATAATAAATAGAAGGTTCCCAATAAATTCACAAAACTGGAGAAAGCCTTACTTTAAACATAATCAAAAGAAATGAAAGCAGGAAAGATATGGGGTGCAACAGAAATGGTACACAAGAACGGTGTATTAGAGTTTCACCGAATAGAATTTAATAAAGGATACAAGTGCTCAGAGCACGAACATAAATTTAAATGGAACGGTTTTTTCGTAGAGTCTGGAGAGATGATAATAAGAGTATGGCAAGACGATCAAGATCTTGTTGATGAAACCATATTAAAAGCAGGTGATTTTACAATGGTTAAACCAGGTAAGTATCATCAGTTTGAAGGTAAAGAATCTGGAGTTGCATTTGAATTATATTGGGCAGAGTTTAATCACGATGATATAATAAGAAAAACATCAGGTAAAAAAGTAAATAATGAATAAAAAACCAGGAAGTATTAAAATTTTTATAGGGCATGACTCAAGATACCCTGAAGCAACAAAAGTTTGTAAAGCTTCAATATTAAAATATTGGCCAGAAGCTAATATAACTTATTTAGATAAATCTAAATTAAAAGAAATAGGAGTTTATGGTAGGGAAGATATAGAAGGAGAATCTACTGAGTTTTCTTTTACTAGATTTTATGTGCCAATGTTAATGAACTACAGAGGTTATGCTTTGTTTTGTGATAACGATTTCTTGTGGAGAGTAGATCCTAGAGAAGTTAGTAGATACCTAGGTGATAAACCAATATCAGTAGTTAAACATGATGACTATAAAGTTAAGTCTAACAAAATGAATGGAGTTAATAATAAGTCTTATCCAAAGAAAAACTGGAGCTCGTTGATGTTATTTAACTGTAATAGGTTAAATAGAAAATTATCTAAAAAATATCTAGACAACGCAACGGCTTCTCAATTACATGAGTTTAAATTTTTAAATGAAAATGATATAGGTGAAATACCTAAAAGATATAATATGTTAGTTGGTATTGATGAAATAACTAAGACAAACGCGAGGGCTATTCATTACACAGAGGGTGGACCTTGGTTTGATGAGTATAAAGATTCTGAATTATCTGAAGAGTGGTGGAAGATATACAACAGTTTGTAAAAAACAAAAGAATAGTATTCGTAGGTAACTCTGTAGAAATTATGAAGCATAAGCTTGGTAAGACTATAGATTCCTACGATATTATTGTTCGCTTTGGTAGAGCTATATCTGCAACACCAGAACAAGAAAAGTCTATAGGCGAGAAATGTGATATATGGGTTACTGGTCAATTTAGAGCTCCTGAGTGGTATAAGAATAAAAACCGTTTTGAAAAAGGTAAATTTAAAAAATCTAAAATACTAGTTAACAGATGTAGAGGTAATTTGCAGCTTAAAAATTGGGAAATAGAAAAAAGACTACCACAAGGTATGCTATACACAATGATGTATACAGATGAAGAAATTATAGATATAATGAGTATGTTCGGTAAAGATATGCTGTCTAACGATTTAAGACCTAGCGCTGGATTTATAACATTGTTATGGTTTCTACAAAAAGTAAAAACCTATAAAAGTATTGATCTTATAGGTTTTGATTTCTTTGCTAAAACAGTAAGTGTACCTGGATTATCTGATAAGGCAGGAAGATTAAGTGCGGCTGATCCTCATAGTTGGCATTTACCTTGTTATGCAATGCAAAAATCTGCTCATGATAAAAATCTAGAACAAGAGTATGTTTCTTTTTTAAAAAGAAGAGGAGATATTAATTGGCATTTGTTAAGCGACTTAGATACTAAGTTGTTAAAATACGATGGTTGGATGACAGATGAGAAGCTAATTAGAAGTGCTCCTAAGTATTCTAAGATATCAAAAATTTAGCTATAACTTCAGCTACAACTTCAACACATAGTAACAATATAATAGGTAGTATATATTCCCACCAATCATATTTACCATTGTTATTTAAATCAAAAAACTTCACAAGTTAACACTTCCATCTACGTCTAGCAGCTTTACCTCTTTCACCTGTCCAACCTTTTGATCTTGCACAAAAAGATTTTCTACGCTTAGCAGCTTTGCTACCAGGTTTTACTTTACCTGTAACAGCGGTTTTTAGTTTACTACCAGGATTTTTCTTTCTATATTCTTTGACACCTTTAGATGTCATACCCGCACCCTCTTCTTTTGTTCTGAAGTTACGACCTTTACCTTTAGTAGTTTTTCTTATTTTACCTTTTTTTAAAAAGGTTGATTCTGGTAAGTTAAACATTATTTTATCTTAACACAGTTGTTAACCATTTTAGTTTTACCACCTTTAGTTTTCTTACCGCTAGGTGATTTCTTTTTACCTACAGCTTTATAGCCTTTCCAACAATTAGCTTTCTTGTTAACTGATTTAATATCATCACCTTTTTCTGGCACATCGTTTCCTTTGTTAGGATCGCTTGGTCCTACGGTGTTAATAGGTAAACTACTTGGATCACCTATTTCGTTAACTTTTTCTAATTTTTCTTTCTTTCCTGCTTTAACTTGTTTGTAAGATGAACCTAATCCTTGTGGTCCACATCCTTTTCTTTTGTATACACTTTCCATAATTAATTAATTTCCGCCTCTCTTTTTTAGAACATCACCACTTGGCCTTACTATAATGTCAGGTGTTGGTCTAGGATCAGGCTTATTGTTATTGTTGTTATTATTATTGTTATTATTATTGTTACTAGAACCAGATCCGCTACTTGGAGCGTATATAGGTCTATTGTTGTGATAGCTTGGTTGATAATAACCATTATACCAACCACCATAATATCTATTAGGATATGATATAACATTATAATATACGTTAGGTTTAATCATACCTATAGGTAATCTTAGCGTGTCACCTTGTTCTGTTACAGCTAGCACATGTGTTATTTGTATCTTAGGTTGTTTATTATAAGTACCACAACCAAATATAAGAAATACAAAAAACATAATACCTACCATCTTAATGAATAATCTCTTGTCTTTGTTTGTCATTTTATATAATTTTATAATAAGTTTTTCTTGATCCCTCTTTTCTATAAGCTTTCAAGCATCTATTTCTATTCTCACCTTCGTTTACAAAGCTAATATGTACCCAGTCTGGGTTTTCATCAGTACCAAACTCCCATATCATTTGATCGTAATCTAGGTTTTTCTTTATCCACTCATACATATAAGCATTAGTAGAATTACCGTAGCTATCGTCAATATCTATAGCTTGGCCTTTACAATGCTGTGACGAGTGACTTCCGCCAATGGCTTTGTTAAGTTGAGGTCCACGAAAGAACGAATTAATCTTTATAGGATGCGATACGTGCTCTCTAAGAGGTTCAAACACTTTTTCCGCAACTAGCTTCATATTTTCTAATTGCTCTTCCGTAGGATCATTTGCTAAACCAAGTCTATTAGCTGTGTTACTATAAGTACCTTCTTTATAGGTTATATGTTTACTTATGTTTTTCATTAAAATTTACTTGCTGTGTTAATTTCGTTTATTGTTTCTTGTATTTCATCAAGATCTGTTGGTAGCAACAAGTCTAGTCCAGCTTTAAATGTTGCTTGTTTTTCACCACCTTTAAATATTAGCAAAGTTGGCGCCATGCGTATTCTATATTCTTTTTTAGCTTTAGCGGCTTTAGATATATCTACTCTATAATATAAAGCATCTTTTACTTGTTTCCATTCAGCAAAGCAGTTGTGAGCGTTAAACTCTGCCCAAAACTCTATAAGAATAGTTTGATCATCATCATCTCCAAAAGCAGAATTACCAGAAACTACATCTTCAAAATTATCATCAGTTAACCAGTATTTATCAGGAACATCTACTTGACCGTGTGATAAAAACGGTATTAAAACTAAAATTAAAATTAATTGTCTCATGTTATTTATTTTTTTGTATCTCGTATATTCTTTCGTCTAGCTTATCTAGTTTTTCTAATATCATTTCTACGTCATCTTGAGTGTCCATGATAGTGTTACGTATTAACTCGTCTTTCAACTCCCACTCTGTTTTAGATATAGTAGGCTCAGGCATTTCCATAGCTAAAGCTATATCTGCCTTTAAGCTAAACCAAACACCAGCTAATGATACTATGCCAAAGACCAAGGCACCTATTGTTTTTAATGATAGTCCAAAATCCGGTTTACCATCGCCATCGATGTCTAAACCTATTTTATAATTCTCGTCTAAATTCTTTGCCATTATTTTTTCTCTTTTAGTTCTTCGATTGTTGCTATAAGTTTTTCTACATCTTTCTGTAGGTATTGAATTCTTAAATCTTGCTTAGCATCATCTGGCAAAGCACCCATTTCACCTCTAGGCCATTTTATTCTAAACTCATCGTTTAGAGTTTGGTTATATTCTAATCTAACAAGTTGACTATCTATAGTACTTATCTTTGCTGTTAGATCAAACCATATACCAGCTACAGATATAATACCTATTATTATACCTACTAGAGTTTTTATGTCTAGTTTAACTTCTGATTTTTCTGATAATTCCGCCATTACTTAAACGTAAAATTAAGTCCAACGCTACTGTTATATATTTCACTATCCCAAAACTTAGTATATTCACCCTCTATGAATACACCTATTGATTTACTAACTTTCCAACCAAACATTAAACCAGCTTGATAATCGTCCCATTGCTCTCCTGCAAGTTGATTATTGTGACCACCTTTACCCCAACTATTACGATGTAAATAACTAAAATCTACATTACCTTTAACATATTTATGATAAGGTAATATGTAATTAGCGTAAGCATGCAACCAAAAATTAGATTTATAGTGGTAAAAATCAATTCCGACAATAGGGGCAATTTCTGCAAATGGCTCTAACTCGTCCCAAGCTTCTTTGTTAAATCTATTCATTAAATCACCAAATACTGTATCACGAAACTGTAAATCAGTATGTGCTACTGTATTACCATCAGAATCTACCCAACACCAATCAGATGTTACATTTCCGTTTTCGTCAGTTGATGTATAATATATATCATCATAACCATATAAAAAACCTAGCGAATACCAAGGGTTAACTGGGTACTCAAACTCTTCACCCGTATTAGGGTCTGTATACATTTCAGTCTCGTTTAACCATATTTCTATAGGGTTGTAACCATAAGCTTGTTGATGTGTTCTGTATATTGCACCTGCTGATAAACTAAATTTCTTACCAATAGGTAATCTAGCTCTTATTTCACCAGATGTATATTCAAAACCTACATTACCTGATTCTCTTGATTCAAATTTAGCGATGTGATATTTACCAGTATGTCTTACAAATAATCTTTTATTAGTAAACTCATCACCGTTTTGTCTTTCTTTTTCCCAATGTAACAAATACTCTAAACCTTTAACAGCTGATGTTGGTGCGGATAAAGCTGTTTGTTTTTCAATGTCTGCATCACCTGTCCAAAAATTACCTGGTTTACTTTCGTAACCAAATCTAGCTAGCTTACGTATACCAAACCCAAATCTATAATCGTAAGGGTGATATGTTGTTTGATCTATAACCTCTGGTATACCATAAAAATCTTCAGAATCTGTTCTAACAAAATATTCTTTAACTTCCATTTGAGGATTATTTACGTCTCCAGCCACATACACCGTACCGTATTTTAAAAAGTCTTTATAAACTTCTTTTAAAAACTGTCCGCTTATGTTGCTATACACAAGTAATGCCATTATAGTTATTAGTTTTCTCATAGTTATTTTCTGTATTTAGTTTTTCGTTTACTAGATGATTTTTTATTTTTAGCTTTAGCTTTTTCAACAGCGGTGTTTTTAACACCAACATCCCAAGTATTCCAACCTAAAAACGTAGCAACTCTTTGCCAAGCTTGGTTTTGTGAATCAGCAGCAGCTCTTAAGTTATTTACTTTCATTATAGCTCTATCTAAAGGTACGTTTGTAGTAGCAGATACTATATTGGCTATAGCTAAGTATGCTGGGTTATCAATACCCATACCCATTGTTGGTATAATCTTTTTGTTAAACTTATATGTTTGTGTAGCTGAGTAAATTTTTCTAGCCTTACTACCGATTGGAGGGGATAAGT